CAGGCTCCGTGGTGGCCCCTGCGTCTCGCAGTGCTCCAACATCACGCGACAAAGTGCGTATCACCGCCTCCGCCGCCGCTCTCGCCAAGCGGCTTGGGTTGACCCCGGAACAGTACGCGGCGCAAGTGCTCAAGGAGAGAAGCAATGGCTGACAGAACGACACGGGAAAGCAACACCCGAGAGGCCACACAGCGCAAGCGCTCGTGGCAGCGTTCGGCCATGATCCCGGCCCCCGAACCCAGAGATGGACTCAAGTTCCGCTGGATTCGCACCTCGTCTATGGGCCAGTCGGACAACACGAACGTCTCGCGGCGTTTTCGTGAGGGCTACACCCCAGTCAAGGCTTCTGAGTTCCCCGAGCTTCAGATCATTTCCGACGTGGATTCCCGGTTCAAGGATAACATCGAGGTAGGCGGATTGCTGCTGTGCAGCATCCCTGAAGAGTTCGCGCAGGAGCGTGTCCAAGGCCAACTTGAGGATTCTCAAGCACAAATGACGGCAGTGGATAATAGCTACATGCGTGAGAACGATCCTCGTATGCCTCTCTTGAGACCCGAGCGTTCCACTCGCACTTCCTTCGGTCGGGGGTAACCCCACAACCTCAACATGTAGATGAAGGAGTTACCCACATGGGTACCATCAACGCTCCCTTCGGTCTGCGCCTCACTGGCCGTCATGACAACGGCTCGCTGGAAGTGTTCCGTCAGTACCCGATTGCCTCGGGCTACAACACGAACATCGCTGCTGGCGACGTTGTTTTCCTTGACGACGATGGCACCTCGACGAACATCGAGAAGCAGACCGCCACCGGCGACACCGTCGCGACCATCAAGATGGTCGGTGTTTTCGTCGGCTGCTCGTACACTGACCCCGGCACTGGTCAACCGACCTACAGCAACATGTGGCCTGCGGGCACTGCTGCTTCGGATGCCATGGCCTACGTCGTGGACGATCCTCAGGCTCTCTATGTCGTTCAGGCGGACGAGGCGTTCACGAACGCTGGCGACGTCTACGGCAAGAACGCCGCTCTTGTTCAGACCGCACCCAACACGACCTTCAAGGCGTCGCGTGTGGCTCTGGACGCTTCGACGCTGGGCAACAACGCCAACCTTCCCATCCGTATCGTTGACTATGTCGGCGGCGCGCGTGGCGGCGAGTCGGGTACGGCTTTCCCCCTGATGGTGGTCAAGTTGAACTACACCCAGTTCACCACCACAACTGGTTCGTAAGGAGGGCTGAAACATGGCTATCTCTCGCGCACAAGCCCTCAAAGAACTCCTTCCCGGTCTGAACGCGCTGTTCGGTCTCGAGTACGCCAAGTACGAGGACGAGCACGCGGAAATCTACGAGACCGAGACCTCGGAGCGTTCGTTTGAGGAAGAAGTGAAACTGTCCGGTTTTGGCGCGGCCCCGGTGAAACCGGAAGGCTCTGCCATCACCTACGACAACGCACAGGAATCGTTCACCGCTCGTTACAACCACGAGACGGTGGCGATGGGCTTCTCCATCACCGAAGAGGCGATGGAAGACAACCTGTACGACTCGCTCTCGGCTCGCTACACGAAGGCCCTCGCCCGTGGCATGGCCTACACGAAGCAAGTCAAGGGCGCCTCGCTCCTGAACACCGGCTTCACCACGTTCCAGTCGGGCGATGGTGTGACCCTGTTCAGCGCGAGCCACCCCACGGTTGCTGGCGGCACGAACTCGAACCGCCCTGCCGCAGACGCCGACCTGAACGAGACCTCGCTCGAGCAGGCCGTGATCGACATCGCCGCGTATCGTGACGAGCGTGGCCTGCTGATCGCTGCTCGCCCGCGCAAGCTCATCGTGCCGCCGTCGCTGATGTTCGTTGCTACCCGTCTTCTCGAGACGGAACTGCGTGTCGGCACCGCCGATAACGACATCAACGCGCTCAAGTCCAACGGGTCGATCCCCGAGGGCTACCGCGTCAACCACTACCTGACGGACAACGATGCGTGGTTCCTCACCACGGACGTTCCGAACGGCATGAAGCACTTCGTCCGCGTCGCGATGCAGACCGGCATGGACGGGGACTTCGACACGGGCAACGTGCGTTACAAGGCTCGCGAGCGCTACTCGTTCGGCGTTTCGGACCCGCTCGGAATCTACGGTTCCCCCGGCGTCTGATTGCTGGTATACAGGGTCACTACCTCCCTGTTTGGTAAACTGGGCCCCTGCGTAGCGGGGGCCCTTTCTTTTGTGGCTGGACTGGTGTAGTCTGTTCGCGGGCAACATCAGCCATGCAGACAGGTGGCCCACCTGACGTTGCACAGACTGCGTGGCGAATCCTTGTGCAAGGGGTGCTACAATGGCTTCGACCACCTTCTCTGGTCCGGTGACGTCGCAGAATGGCTTCATCGGCAACTCCACCGGCAACATCACGGGCAACGTGACCGGCAACGTCGTCGGGAACGTGACTGGCTACATCATCCTTCCGACCAGCGATCCGCTCGTTGTCGGCGCTCTGTGGAACAACGCGGGCACCATCACGATCTCTGCTGGCTAATAGGGGGTCAGCATGTCGGAATACGACGTAAACTCTAAGCGCGTGACTGGTACTGGCGCTGTCAGTATCGGTCGCGCGAGGGTCAGGCAGGTCGTTACCACCCTGAGCGGTGCGGGTCGCATTACGCTCACCAGTGGGAACGGCGGTCCTGTCATGATCGACTTGGACTTCCAAGCAGCCGGGACGTACGACATCTTCATACCCGGCACCGGCGTGCTGTTCGCAAACGACCCGCATGTCTCTACCGCCACCAACGTCACAGCGGCAACGATCTTCTGGTCGTGAGGAGCAAGGATGGCTCGGGAACTTTCTTCCATCTCTCGGTTTGGGCTTACCGAGCCATTTGAGCTTCAAGTCTCCCGTGGGCAGATCACGGGGCACAGGAGCGTCGTTATCTTCGGCTACAACCCTGACGTTGACACGGCTAGGGTTACAGTGTGGCCGTACACCGGCATTCTGACGTTCCCTTCCCCCGCTGCGCAACTGAAGGTTTCGTCGAGCGATGTTAATGACACCGCCAACGGTACTGGCGCGCGCACGGTCTTTCTGTCTGGACTTGATGCCAACTATGCCGAGATCAGTGAGACTGTGACGCTGAATGGTCAGACAGCGGTCCTCACTACGAACTCGTACCTGCACATCAACAACGCCTACGTCGCGACCGCAGGTTCTGGCTTGTCTGCCGCAGGGGACATCTACTTCGGCGCCGGTGTTGTCACCGCAGGCGTACCGGCAACCGTGTACGACCTCATCAAGTTCGACTACAACCAACGGATCACCGGTAGCTACACGGTCCCGGCTGGGTACACGGCCTATGTGTCTCAGGGTCTGTTCTCGGCTGGCCAGCCCGGTGGTAGCGCGCAGGTTACTGGTCGCCTTCTGACGATAGGGCAAGACAACATCCGCAGGACCGCCGCGATTACTACGGTCAACAATGGCGTCGCGGACTATGTGTTCGAGTACCCGCTGCGGATTCCAGAGAAGACGACCCTTGAGGCGACGGCGCAGGGTAGCTCCAACAACAACGAAGCATCTTCGATGTTCATTCTCCTTCTGGTGTCAAATGGCTAAGTCTCCCGCATGGACGCGCAAGGAAGGCAAAGACCCGAAGGGTGGTCTCAACGCCAAGGGCCGCGCCTCTGCCAAGGCTCAGGGCATGAACCTCAAGCCCCCGGCGCCGAACCCCAAGACGAAGGCTGACGCCGGTCGGCGCAAGAGCTTCTGCGCCCGGATGTCCGGGATGAAGAAGAAGCTCACCAGTGAGAAGACTCGGAACGATCCAAACTCCCGCATCAACAAATCGTTGAGGGCTTGGGACTGCTGAGGATATCATGCCGCTGACGAAGAAGGGCGAGAAGATCAAGAAGGCCATGCAGAAGCAGTATGGCAAGGAGCGCGGAGAGCGCGTGTTCTACGCCTCCGAGAACAAAGGGACAATCAAGGGCGTCGCCAAGAAAGGACCGAAGAAATGATGAGCCGTGGGAACATGGGCAAGCAGATCGCGACTGCCCCTTCCAGCAAGAAGATGGCCAAGGGTGGCAAGGCCTTCAAGACCTGCCCGATGTGCAAGTCGCCAGCCAAGTGCAAAGCGGCTGGCATGTGCATGATGAAGTCGAAGTAGGAGACCGGACATGGCGATCCCCGTCCTCCCTCTCGTTGCTGGCGGCATCGGCGCGCTGGCCCTCCGCAACCTGATGAAGCGGAAGCGCAAGACCGCACAAGAGCGCGGCATGGAAGTCGGTGACGTCACCGGCGATACCGAGGCCATGCGCTACGGCGGCAAGGTCAAGAAGATGGCCATGGGCGGCAATGTGACCCGTGGCGACGGCGCCTGCATGAAGGGCCATACCAAGGGGCGTGTGGTCTGATGAAAAAGCCCAAGTCGCGCGTCAATGAGGCCGGGAACTACACGAAGCCTTCCATGAGGAAGGCCCTGTTCGAGAGCATCAAGTCGGGCGGCAAGGGCGGGAAGCCGGGTCAGTGGAGCGCGAGGAAGGCGCAGATGCTGGCACAGCAATACAAGGCCAAGGGTGGGGGCTATAGGGACTGATGCCGCTCAAGGGACCGCAGCAGAGCCTCAAGGCATGGACCAAGCAGAAGTGGCGGACCAAGTCTGGTAAGCCATCTACGCAGGGCTCAGAGGCTACTGGGGAGCGTTACCTCCCCGAGAGCGCCATCAAGTCCCTGTCCCCCGCTGAGTACGCTGCAACCACCAAGGCGAAGCGTGAAGGCACTCGCAAAGGCAAGCAGTTCGTGGCACAACCGAAGAGCGTCGCCAAGAAGACAGCGAGACACAGGAGCACCAAGTAATGCCAGTCGTTGTTCCTGACCTGTCAGAACTCTTCGAGGAGGCCTACGAGCGCGCAGGCCTTGAGATGCGCTCTGGCTATGACCTGAAGACTATCCGCCGTAGCCTCAACATCCTCACGCTGGAGTGGCAGAACCGTGGGCTTAATCTCTTCACTATCGAGGCTGGTACGCAGGCTCTCACCGCAGGAACCCACACCTATACTCTTCCGGCCAATACCATCGACATCATCGAGCACCAACTACGCACCGGAAGTGGAACCTCCCAGATCGACACAGCCCTCGAGCGCATC